CCCTATAGCATTACCAATCACCGGAACGATTGTGCCCACAGCAGCCCCGATGGTTGCCCCAAGGACTGCCCCCTCTGCCGCTGCAGTGCCAACATTCCCCCAGTCTATCTGCTCGGTGGTTCCTGTTTGCACCTGAGAGCCTGCCAGCAACTCCTCCAGCCCAAGTAACTGCCTCAGGGCTTCCGCATACTGCATGGAGCCATCCACTGCAGCCTGAAATGGGTTCTCAATGCCGAACAGGTTAGCCTGTTGGTACTCCAGTATTTCAATCCTCAACTTAGCCATCTCTATGGCTGTATTGTTGATTGAGTCTTCCCATTCCTGCAGGATTCGCTTGTTCTCCTCGGATTGCTGGATGATCATGCCAATGATGCTGCTCAGGGCACTCATTGCGGCACTTATCTGGTCTCCAGTTGTGGCTGTTTCGTTCATCAGCATGACAATGCTGTCCAGGGAGTTCCCCAGTTGTCCGATGGTGTTTCCAAGATCACCCAGATCACCTTCTGCCTGAGATAAAGCATATCCCATGCTCTTGAGTCCATTGGCGATGCCTCCAACTATATCCCTGAGTTGTTCCCAGTCTGTGAGGTTTATATCCTCTTCTAATTGGGCTTTCAAAGCCTCCAGCATTAGTTTCAGTTTCGCAACATCAACGCCAGCAGCCTCCAGTTCTGCAAACTGGTCTGGGGTGATCTCGATGCCCTCCACCATATCGGAGACGATCTTGAGTTGCTTTCTGGTCAGATCTGAAAAGTCCTGGAATGTGGGGAACACATCCTTGATCTTCTTTATGATGAAATCGGTGCCCGTTCCAGCATAGACATCCAGCAAGCCCATTTCATCAAGGAGTTGTGCCTGTAATGCCTTGACCTGCTCATTCCCCTGCCTCTGTCTCTCTTGTGCCTGCTCAGTGTCCCCGTTCTTATTCAACTCAGCCACCTCCTTGTTGGTTTGCTCTGTGGCTTTGATGATCTGCTGCTGGACACTCATATAGTCCTCTTTCAACTGCTTGTACCTCTGCTTTTCATCCTCAGCATACTGTTTCTGGGCTGCATGGAGCATCCCCATGACCGAGAGCCTTTTCAGCAATCCGGCATTGGTGGTGCTATCGATGGTGATGAGTTCGTTCTTGAGGTACTCGATCCTGTCTGTGAGTTTGTCATAAGATTCTGCCTGCTCACTCACCTTCTGGGTGTAGACGGTGATATCGGATTCCTTGGTGAAATCCACAGCCTCAGGCAGCATATCCTGCTGGAGTTTCTTGAGTTGCTCCTTCTCTGCGGGGGAGAGGTTTGCCTTGGCTTTCAGCCTGTCGATCTCCCCTTGGATGTAGGCTGCGAAGGTGGCACCCTTGGTCAGCAGGTTTTCGAACTCCCTGTCGGCACTCTCCTTGCCCATCTCAGCCAGCCACTGGTAGTATAGTTCGTACTGCGATCTCTTTTCCTTGATGGCATTATCAAAGGCTTTCATATCAGCCTCAATGTCCACCTTCTTGACCTCTGGCTTGGCTCCCCTGAGAGCCTCCTCTTTGTCTTTGATTGCCTTGATCTGGGCATCTACCTTGGCAAGTTGCTCCAGCAGGTCTTTCTCCGGAAGTTTATCCGGATTGGATTGGATTCTCTGCCTCTCCTGCTCCATGGCGATCCGGTCTTCCTCATATTTTTTGAGCAGGTCGTAGTAGGTGTAGGTGGCGATATTCCTTTTGTCCAGTTCAGCCTGCAGGGCTTGGGTCTGTGCCTTGACCTCATCCAGATTGAGGGTTCCGGTGAACATCCCCTCTTTGACATCCGCTGTGGTCGGGACACCCTGCTTGGTCATCTCCTCCATGAGTTTCTGGTTGTTAGCCAGTTGCTGCTGGATTTGCTCACTGGTGTAGTCCTTGAGGCTTGCCAGAACGGCATTGTTCTTGTCCTCCTGCACCTGTTTCTCCCACTTCTGGAGGTAGAGCCTTGCCGCATCCAGACTGCTCTTGATGTCCTTTATCCTCATCTGGTAGGCAGTGATATCCAGCCCCTGCTGGGATGCCAAGACCATAGAATTCTTCTCCTCTTGCAGCCTTGCCTCCAGAAGGGCAATGTTCCCCTTGGCTTTCTCCACCTCATTGGTGTTCTCTACTGCATTAGCCCTGGAGTCCTGCTCTGCGATCTCTTTTTTGAGTTTAAGGATATCAGCCAGTTTGATGGTCTCAAGGTCGTACTGTTCGAATATTTTAGGGTACATCGTCTTGAGGTCGTTCAGAGCCTTGACCCGATCCACATCAGCCTTGGTTTCATCGTTGATGGTGTTGATCAACTCATCGATCCTTTGCCTTCTCTCCTCGGTGGCATCTGCCATCTCCTTCTGCTTGTCTGAGAATGACTCCTCTGCTTTTTCTGCTGCAGTCACCTTGTCCCTGTACACGATCAGCAGGGTGATGAGTGCCGCAATGGCTGCGATCACCAAGGCATAAGGGTTCGCCAGCATGGTCTTATTGAACAGCGATTGTGCCGCTGTTAGTTTCTTTAGCATGGCTGCATGGAGCCCCTCCCAGAAGGTGATGCCTTTCTCAGCCAGTGCCATCTCCAGTTTCACCAGAGTGGCTGTCTTTTCTGCTGCTGCAGTGAGCATAACTGCTGCCTTGTAGGTTCCGAAGGTAACCACAGCCACCTTCAGGACATCGATCAACTGCTCATAGTTCTTGATCATGTCGGTGACCCCGACAATTGCCCCCTTTATGATCCCCTCATTGGTCTTGCCCATGGAGTTGAGCATCTCATCCCAGGCATCGGTCATGTTTGACCAGAGCCCAGTCACGGTCTGGCTCTGTTTCTCCATCATATTGTTGAACCTACCCCCCTCGGAGGTCATATTGATGATGGCTTGCTGGACATCTTTGAATCCAACGGAGCCCTCCTCCACCATCTTCATGATCTCCCTGCTGGACACCCCGAACATATCAGCCAGTGCAGCCACAATCGGGACACCCCTCTCTGCCATTTGGTACATCTCCTGGGTCTGCAGTTTGCCCTTGGTCATAACCTGACCATAAGCAAGCCCCAGCCCCTTGATCTCTGTGCCAGTCCCTGCAGCCACATCCCCAAGCCTCCTGACCGTTTCCACAACGGTGTTAGAGTCCTCTCCAAATGCCAGCAACTGCTTGGTAATCCCCCCAACATCGCTGAGGGTGAACGGTGTCCTTGCGGCAAGGGTCACGATCTCCCCCATGAGTTTGTCAGCCTTTGCCTTGGAGTCCAGCATGACCTCAAATGCCACCCCCATCTGCTCAAATTCCCCCCTGACATCCTTTACAGCCAGCCCGAACTTCAGCAACATCTGGGCACTAAAATAGGTGCCCAATGCAGCACCTACCTTCCTGAATGTGGCATCCATGCCAGCACCCTGCTTGGTTGCCTCATCCCCAAGCCCCCTGATCTTGTTTGACATCTCATCGATCTGCCTCTTGAAGTCAGAGTTGTTGATCCACGCATCAAAACTCAGGGTGCCATCTTGTGTGTTCATCAGTCCTCCATGTATTTTTCAATTTCAGCCAGCGAGTTGAATCCCTTAGTCTGGTTTGGAGCCAAGGCTGCTTTCTCATCATCCTTTTTCTTTTTGTGCTCGTATCTGGGCATATCAGCCAGCATCATCTGGATATTGATCCAAGAGATGCCCCAGAGCACATAATCATACTGCCAGTGGAAATGTGAACAAATGGAACCGATAGTTCCCCAAGGGCTATTTAACCCCCTTGATTGACCAGACTCAGATTCTCCTCCTTGGGTGCTGTTGTCCTCAAGGCTGACATCAATCTGATAGAGTTCATAAAATCCCCTGTGTTGTTCAGCACAACGATTGTCATGCTGAGTTCGTAGAGGGATTGGGGTGTAAGCCGCCACAGTAGCCACTTTGCAAGGGGTCTGGCAAAAAGCCTGATCTTCCACTTGCTGTTCAGCATCCCGATGGCTGCTATCATTGCCAGCGTCTTGGCACTTTTAGTGATCTCCAGCCTTGATTGTCCCAGGGGGTCATCTGTGAGTTTCTTTTCATCAAAGCCCACCTTGAGGTAGTACTTTGACAAGAGGAGCAATGTCCCCAGATAGGCTTGCTGGAGGATGAAGGTGTGATGCCTCTTGAATATTCTTGCCAGACCCTTGGTTTTGATCTCAAACTTGACCCCATCACTCAAAAGGGTTTCTACTGCTCTGCTTTCTTTCTTTAGTTCCATATATCACTGATTATCAGAGAGTTACCCCCCACCCCCATAAGGTAGTGAGGGGCACTCAATTACAATGACAGTTGATAATTGACTACGCCACAGGGACAGCAGTCATCTTGGGCTCCAGAGCCTTGGTGGGAGCCAGGACTGTGCAGGCGATCTCAACGAGGAACAAGCCCTTCCTTGAGAAATCTGCATTGAGTTTGGCTACCATGTTTGCCCTGCACACAGTGAAGATCAGACCTTTCTTTGGGGTGATCTTGATGGACTTCTCAATAGTAGCCTTGGTTGCCGGAGCCTCCCATGTGCTGCCATTCTTGGTGCCTCCAAAGACTGACACAAGGGTGTCAACATCCGGATTGGCGATTGAGAAGTTCAGTTTGATATCCCCAGCCTTGGTGCTGGTCTCAACGGGGTCATCGACCTCCTCTACATAGAAAGAAGTCTCCTCAGGGTCTGCCTCTGTGAATTTACAGGTGTTTTCGTAGGTGTAGCCAAGGGCAGCAAAGGTTGTCCCCACGCCACCGTCACCCAGAATGTCAGCCACCTCCACAGATGCGAGTCCGATAGTGATAAGTGCCATATTAATGTACCTCCTATTATTTTGAATGATTAAAAATAAAGCCTGAGTTCCAGCCTGAGATTCACAAAGTGCTGGTCAGTCTCCGGAACCTCAAGCAGCGATTGATTGGTGATTCTGTAGTGGTAATTTTGTGCCATATCGGCATCTTGGTCAAGGGCAGCCACTACAATATTGGTCAACTCCCCCAGCCTGTGAAGGTCTGCCACCATGTTGGTCTTGCCTGCTATGCCCACAGCCTTGTCGGGGACAAAGATGTTCACATTGCAGACTGCGATCTGGCTCTCATCAAAGGGCAAGGTTCCAACCACGATGTCCTCAAGTTTGCTGTCCATCGGTCTTTCAATCTGCCAGACCCCACCAGTCAGGGTTGTCCCTATCGATGCGGTTACCAGTTGAAAAAGGAAAGCATTTGTGTCAAATGTGGTCTTCATATCTTTTTGCCCAATTTCGCCATTATCTGTGGCAGTTTCTGCTTTGCGTATAGTTCAGCGGATGCGAGCACATTCCTGTGGTTTGCAGCCTCAACATAGAAGGCATAATCCATGCCTGCAACTACGATGAGGGCATACCCACTCTTGAATTGTTGTGCCAGTTTCTCAGCCAGCGATTTGCCCTCACTGAGCCCCGTATTGTCGCTTGAGGCGGCTTTAAAGTTGCTCTGTAGGACTTGTCCCCGTACTACCACAACATAACCCACACTGCTGCGGAGATTGCCTGTCCTGTCGATATAGTCCCCATTGGTTCTTGCCTCATTGACGCACTGCTCTCCAAGGTACTGCAAATTCCTGATGATCATGTCCTCAATGATTGCCCTCTTCTTCTCAAGGTAGGCAGCAATATCGGACTGGCTGAAATTTGCCTTTATACCCATGTCCTGCAGTGGAGTTGATCTCTTAAGAACCTGAGAACTTTACCCTCAAGCCTGACTACTTCTCCATCCATTACCCTGACCAGAGCCCCATCATGCAGATTGGGGCAGGTCAGGGGCAGTTGTATCAAAGAACTGGTGGTGATTGCCTGCCCATCAGAGGCTGTGATCATCTTGTTGCCCCCTCCCATGACAAAACTCTCATCCCTGCAGGAGGATATCTCAACCCACTCTCCGACTACATCGGAAAATTCACCAGTGGTGCCCAGAACGGAGTCACCGACCTGATATTCTTCCAGTTTGTATGGGTATTGAGTTACCATCTGCTTGAATGATCATTGATTTTGGGTTTGGGAACCAGCGTATTGTCGATCCCAAGGTCGATGCAGAGCATATTGTAATACTTTGCAAGGTTCTCAGGGCTGTACTCCACGCTGAATCCACCCTCTGTCACTTTTGGTCTTGCCAGCAGGGAAGGGATAATGTCGACCATGGCTTGTTTGACTGTAGCCACATCGCTGGAGGTATAGGTGGCTGAGGTATCAACCCCAGCCTCCACCTCCAATGCGGTGATCTCATTGTCTGAGATGCTGTAGCCAAATGTAGCCAGTTTGGTGACAATATATTCCTTGATGGTCATGGCTGGTCAGTTTATGCTCCGAGGAGCCATGTGGCATTCTTGGTGTCGACCAGATACATCCTCTGGGAAACGCCAAGGACAGGGATGGCATTCGCCATGCCAACGGTGCACTCGGTCAGAGGTTCCTCATTGGAGTACTTCTTGACCAGAGTGGCTCCCCTTCTTGCCTTGATGGCAACAGACTCAGTCACCTGATCCTCAGCCAGCGGAGCATAGAAGGTGTTACCCAGAGCCAGATCCGGCACAAAGACAGCCACATTGTCCGCAAAGGGATTCACGGCAGTTCTGGTGCCGTTGATCTCGATGTTGACATAGGTGTCGATGATCTTGATCTGGGGCAGTCCAGCCCTGACAAGGGCAGAGTT